GTTCTTTGATATTCATATCAAGTATTCTTCCAAGATTCGTATTAGCAGTTGCAGTTAAATCTTGCCACATTTGTCTATTTCCAACTGACTGATAGGCTAAAGCAGCAATTCTATTTGCAATGTATAACTGACCAAGTGGAACAATAAGTGAGTCTGTATTCACTTTAGGAAGAGGAAGATATCTTTGATATCGTAACTGAACTTGAGTTGCATTAAGAGAACCTAGAAGCATTATAGTATTTTGATACCAGCACCAATAATGTAAATAAACATCAAGATCAATATTTGGAAGAAAATCAACTTCAACCATATCAACAAAATCCTGATTAAATTGTCCTAACTGTCTTTCTTTCATCCAAATAGGAAGAATCATATCATCAGGATATCCAACTAAAGTTGACATATCTAATTGAGGGGTTGTATTAGGAGGAATTGGAAACACTATTGCAGGAACATTAATCACGATAGAAACAGCTTGAATAATTGGGATTCCTGCAATAATTAATTCAGCTTCAAGCTCTTCAAATGCGACTACAGCTTTAGAGTGTAATCGTTGATCAGGCCAGTTGGCAGCGTCGTCGTCATTTAACAACGTGCGCGCCTGTTTATAAGCATCAGAAAGAAAACGAACGCTCATGTTTTCCTTTGAAATTTAGCACATTTACAAAAGCCACCATTAGGAAAATTAAAATGAAAACAGTGTCCATCACCAGTCTGTTTCTCACCTTTATTATAATCTGCTTCTTTAGTATCCCAAGACTGCCTTATTAGACTATGCTCTTTAGAACTATGACCACAAATACATTTCATACTGGCTCAGTTGGAAAAAGAGATTTCATCTCAGTTCCACCTTCATTTTGATACATGATTCCAATTGTGTATTCTTTTTGTTTTTCAGTAAAAGATAACCAGAGTTTATAAGGAATTGCAATGTAAACCCAACGAGCGTGAGGCATTTCAGTATAAAAACCTATTTTATCAATTACTTTAATTGTTACTTCAAGGGGATTTCCGAGTAACTTTGCAGTATGATAAGTTCTTACACCATTACCATAAGGAACCTGAAAAGAATCACCAATTTCATAATCAGTTCCTAGAACTAATCCTGCTTCTTGAGCAATGTCCGTCGTGAAGGCTGTTGGATTATTATTGTTGTCTGTTCTGAACATAGTTTCTCCTTAAGGTTTAATACTCGATCCTGGGGTCTGAGGCGCACGTCCTCGATTAGAAAGAATAACCTCAGTTATTGAGGCATCAGCTAATTGAGCCAATGCTTGCATTTCAGCGGCCTGGCCAACCGACCCAGCAGCTAAAGCAGCAGTTCTTGGAGCAAGATAAAGTTCTCCATTAATGAATCCTATAGGAGCCGTATTCACTGTTGGGGTCGGAATCGCGCGCCAATATCTCATAAGAATTTGTCTTATAGCAGTTGATCCAATAAAAGTAACAACTTCCTCAACCCAAGCCCACCAAATCATTGTAGTTACTGGAACTACATTTGGAAGAGGATCAGATTCAGTCATTAAAGCATAAGTATTAGCTGCTCCTCCAGAACTAGTTTCCCAGAGTTGAATAGGAGCTACTAAATCACTTGGAGGAGTCGCAAAGGAAGTCTGACCAGCAGGAATAACTTCAGTGTAATTATTCTTCATTACAGGTGCGGCAGCACGACGAAGTTTAATCTGTAACTCGTTGTGAGCCTGTTGTAATTTTGGGAACAGTGATGCATCTGTCCAGTTGGTAGCTGCATCATCATTGAGAAGCGTTCTTGCTGTTGCGAGAACTACTGAGGCTTGAACGGACATTGTTTCTCCTAAATAAAAGGCTCAAACTGTTTACGAAAATAGTCTTGAACTATTTCCGCAGAAGAGAAACATTTTTCTATTAATTTAGTTGATTCTTCTTCATCTTTTGGCACACCTAATCGCGCGCACTCTTGGATAAAGAGATTATATGCTGTTGAGTTGATTGCTTGGAGCCTTGATTGCTGCTCCTGCTTCATCAGTTGCTCTTGTTTATAGGCACTAGCTAGTTCCATAATCGTTCACCCCTTGAACACTTAAAGCATCCCATTGAAGATTGCTTCAAAGGTAATAGTATCACCAGATACATCAGCAGGAATAGCTGAACCATTTGTTAGCTCAGCAAGTCCATCCTGAGTCGCTGCTCCAGTCGTGAAAATCTTAAGCAATCCAGCAGAAGCATCAGCTCCAGGAATATAGACATAAACAAAGAGTGTTCCTGTAGTTCCAGCACCTTGTCCAATAACTCTTACAAGAATCGGAGCAAAAGTTGCTTTAACCAATGGAAGAAAGAGATTCATAGGAATCCCACCAGTTACATACGTTGCTGGAGATACTGATATAGCAACATTTCCAATAACGTAATACTTATTCCCTGCAACCCAGGTATAACGCTCGTCAACGATAGAAGCTAATGCTACTGCTGTTGCCATCTCTTTCTCCTTAAACTTTAAACTTTAGCTAATCTTTCTTCAACTTCTTTATGCAACTTAGGATTAACAACATGTCCATTTGAACATACTGGTAATCCCAAAGGAACAGAAACTCCACAGAAAGGACAAGAACTGGAACTCATAGTTGTCATTGGTGACATCCATTCATGCTCTTGAGCATTCCAACCAATAAAATCAGCACATTTCCTTTGAAAAGTGGAAATCACGTTATGTTGATGATAACGACTCCAATCATTGTCAGCAAGCATTGCAGAATTAAGGAACCATTTCTTCTGCTTAAGTAAATAACGAACAATATCAACTTTGAATTTCTCTTGAGCCTCTTCAACAGTAACTCTTTCTGGAACCCAGAATAGCGCAGGTCTTGCCTCGTCATCAATAGATAACTGAGAGTTTACATAGTCATCAACAATGGCGCGCGCCACTGTATCAGAGGGATTAGGAACACGAATTGATCCCCGTGTCTCATCCATGTAAAGAAAGTGATAGGCAGTTCCAACGTGAAGAAGTTTAGGAGTCTTCATATCAGAAGCTTCAATGTGAAAATGAGGAGGATAAAGACCAGGTTTATGTGCCTTTATCTCAAATGGAACGAGTGAAATTACCGTACTTTCAAGAGACATTTTTTAATTCCTTATCGTAAGCTACCGAATTTCTTGCTGGACCAGAAGTCTTTAACCACCCAGGATGATCATCAAATGAATCAATCTGAGCTTGAATTTCTTTTTCATCAGCTTCTTTTTCAGAGATTTCATCGTCTTTTCTAACTCTGCCTTGAATAGCAGCAATTAAAAAAGTTAGTATTTTATGAGTTACTGGAAGAGGATTTCCATTTTTATCCTCAAAGACCCAAATTGGAATATAGTCTCCACCTTTAGCATCAGGAACTTCACCATTAAAAGAAAGATCATCATCTTTCCAACCTTCAAGAATATAACGATTATGAATATAATTGTATTTCTTCAACTCTCTAACTCCTCTAATAGTACGAAGATATATTTGACCATAAAATTCATTAAATTCACCCTTACGATTTTCAAGAATATCTTCAGACCAAACTAATCTGAATTTAGTTTTTCCAGTGACAGTTTTCCCGAATGATTCTCGGAGCCACTTATTTAGTGATTTATGTTCTTCAGTCATTTTTGTATTGAGGAGACTTCTTTAGAGAGAAGTCTCCTCTTTTCCTGAGTTTACTGATAAGGAGAAATCAGTAACCAGAAGGAATCGCTAGATCGTAAATATAACTTGCACCCGCTGGCTGGTTCATGAACAAGTTGAAACTTGTCACAATGTAGAAAATCCAAGCCGCAGCAACTCCACCTGAAGGTCCACGAAGTTCCCAGACTCTCTGATTGTTATCAGGATTGGTGTAGAAACCCGGGGACTTCAACTCGGCGCGCCCCCAAACTTCAGAATCAATAAAGTCAATACGAGTCCTATCCCAAGAGTAAGAGACTTTCAGCGGCGCGCCCGCGATTCTCATGTTGTCATTGAAATACATATCGAGGCCCTCTTCTTTGGCAGCCTTGTCGATACGTATCACATTGAAACCAAGTTCCTCATAAGCAGCTTGCTGAGCTTTATGCGTCCAAGCTGTCATTTTAGAACCTTTATTTATTCCAATCCTGTCACCAATCTTGTTCATCGCAAGACGAGGTAGGGGAAGTGTAAGAGCAGAACCATTAGCGTTAACCGCGTTGGCCCTGATTTCAGGATTCAAGGCTCTATCAAAGGAAAGCCACGTTCCAACAGAGGAGTTATTGTTATGATATTTCACCCCAAGAAGTGCAACTGGAGGAATATTCTGAAGTCCCCCAGAAACAATTAAGTCTCCAGCAGTTGCTCCAGCAACAGAAGGAACTTGAATCTGACTGTTTTCAAGATCATAGTAAATAATCTTAGCCTGATTCTGAACTCCTCCAGCAGTTCTGCAAGTTATGAGAGTAGAGTTGTAAATATTGAGTTGCTGCTTAGAACGAAGCAAACGAACTCTGAACCCGTCAGTTGTACAGGTATAGGTATCAATTCCTGCCGTCGTCGAGACACTTGTAATAGTCCCAAGAGTTCCAGTTCCATCTGTCATGCATTGGCTATCCACATCACGACGGAACTGTTTCATCTCAACTGCAAGAGAATTACGAAAAGCATTGATAACAGCTTTTCTGGTGTTATCTGTTGACCAGATTGTTTTCGCCGTCATCTCAACAGGATGCTCAAGATGAACAGAGTTAATCAATCCTTTGTCAAAGTCAGAAATATCACCACGACCCATATCTCCACCATCTGGGTCATAATAAGAGGTATTACCGTTAGGGCGAATCTCAAGAGGAATTCGCATGTCACGAGACGAGATAACTTCAACAGGTCTCTTTTCGATCGTGCTGTAAAACACGTCGTCCCTATCAAACATCGCTGGAACTTTAGGCAGGACTCTTTCTAGTTCTGCCCCAATAACTTGACTTTCATTGCCTGCCATGTCGTTTTCTCCTATTTGTATTTGATGTTATCGTTGAGAATGTCAGCATCTGAAGTTTTGGAGTAGTCAATTGATCTCGGGTTATAGTTCTTATTGTTCGTGTTTGAACCACGACCATTGGAACCTGCATTAACCCTAGAGTTAACCTCTTCAACTTTCTCTTTCTTTCCAGATGCAACCCTTGTCTTCTGTCCAAGTGCCTCAGACACGTACTTACTACGAAGAGAAGGAATTAACGACTTGGCTCGTGCTAGGTACGAGGAAACTATTCTAGACTTATCCGCCTCGGTTCTTCCGTTCCGTTTGCTTTTCTCCCAGAGGGAGTCCATGAATCTTATGTGATCTTTATCTGATGTTAACTGTGTACCAAGATCATCAATTATCCTATCAATTATTGTAGTTTTAATGAATTTAGAAAAAACATTATCAGGGTCAATTCGAGATTTTCCTGTTTTAGAATCAAGACCTTCAATTAAGCTCACTAATTGATTTCTTACATCTGTCTCTACTCCCCCACGAAAAGCAGTGCTTCTCTCACTATCAAATTTCTCTCGCTCTTGTTTTACTTCATTATTATCTTCAATTTTAACTATTGAAGTTTTCTTTCCCTCAGCAATTTCGGTGTTTCCAAAGAAATAATCTGAAAGATATCGCGCAGCGTTCTGCATAGACTCATTATTTTCTTTAACTCCTTTAGAGAACATATTTCGAGCAATATCCTCAACTAATGGATTAGCCGCGCGCCAAAATGATTGAGGATGAACCTGAAAAAGAGTTCCAAGAATATTTGTTGAAAACTTCTCAAGGTCTTTTTCACCAACTTCTTTTATAGCAGTAAAGAATTTAGATCCATTACCTTGAAATACTGACTCACGAATTGAGTCGAATGCAATATTATTCTCGTTGGCTTCCTTGGCATCATCAATAGTTGGAAATAATTTTGAATATTCAGCTTCACGGAAATACATATCACGTAAAGCAGGAAATTGTTTAAAGAAACCAGGAAACTTTTCCTCAATTGACTTTAAACTCGGACGCTCAAATGGATGTGTATCAAGGTCAACTGGAGGTTTCTCAGCTTCTTCCTCTTCTTGTTCTTCAGTCTCTTCTTCTAATTCTCCAGATTCTTCAGGAGTTTCTTCTTCAGTTTCTACTTCATCAGGATGCTCTACTTCAAGCTCAGTATCTTCTCCAAGCTCTCTTACATCATCTGAAACTGAAGTTGTTGAAGTTTCCATAATATCAGGCATAAGCGTTTTCTAAGACCTCCATTACTTCTTCATACATTCGAGGAAGTACTTCATTTAAATCCGTTCTGTATTGGGCATCGGGGACTTTGCAATCTTCGAGAGCTTTGTAAACTAAGCCATAACAGGATTTAGGAGTTTCACCAATGTCACTAATACAAGCAATTACACCAGTTCCAGCAGAATGAACTATTAAATCATCCTTTTTCATTATTTCATAAAAATAACAATTATCTTCGTACTTCTCAAGTCCTCGAATTGGAATCCCAATATTAGGGAAGTTCTTCTCAATCTCTTTGACATCTTCAGGCTCTATTGGATAAGGTGGTATAGTTAGTCGCGCGCCCCCTGAAAAACAGGACAGAAGATTCATTTCATTCTCTTCTTCAAATGAATCAGAGATTATTTTTCCAACGTCTTGATTAATTATTTGCAATAGAGTTGGCATCGCGTCGAGACCAAATCGAGGAGTCCATTCAAGACCAAAGATTCCTTCTTCATTTACTATTGCATTTAAATCTATAGGACCAATGTAGTTTTCTTTTATTAAAGAAGCTTCAACTCCTAAAAGTAATTCAGCTAAGAGTGAACTATCATCTCCTTGCCAAACTATATTACCAGAACACCCTGTAGAGGGACCAATATCATCATTCATAAATTTCTTTACTTCTATTGTCTGATTAAATGATCCTTCAATAAATCCACTCTTACCAACCCAAAATTCAGAGGAAATAATTGCACCTTTAATAAATTCCTGAAGTACAAACTCATCTATTTCTTTAGAGAAATTCTTTTCAACGTAATTCATATAAGAAATTAAATCTTCAGCATCTGATGAAGAGTAAGTTAATTTACAAGGAATATTTTTTCCTGAAGGTTTAAAAACATACCTTTTCTTTTTACTCTCTTTTACAAAATTAATCCCATCAGAAAATTTAGTAAAACTTATAGTTTCAGGAATCATTATTCCATGATTAGTCATAAACTCAAGACCAAATTGACGATCATTCTCAAGTTTATCATGAAAAGAAGAAGCTGAGAAAACTTTATGTCCTTGCTTTTTATAATAATCAGCTTTATTTCCATTACCAGAAGAATCAAAGATTATAATTTCATTATCTTCAGGATAATCAGTCTCAGCAAGAATACCTGAATAAACATTAGAATAATCTTTCTCTTGAATATAAATTGAGCAATTATTTCCTTCATCCTGAAGTCGTTTCATTAATCCTGCACCTTCACCGCATTTAGAGAACATAAAGAAATTCATTACATAAACTCAATTCTATGACTCAGTGCGCGCGTTACTTCCGCCACCCGTCAGGACGGACTGAGCGAATAAGGTAAATGGACAAAGAATAAATAACCAGCGCATTTATTGAATCCAAACCGGGTTAGATGCTGCGACCTTTTGATCTATGACGTTGCCAAATGGTCCGGCTGCATATATCATTCCCCAGCACAAAAACCAATTCGCAGATGAGGTAGGAGTTGACGCTACAACAGTGTTAAAATTATTTGCACCGATTATATATCGCCCAACGCAGTCGGTCTCAAGTTGCTGTGCGGTTCCTGTAGCCATAACCTGACAGATGACACCCAAATCAACATGGGTTACACTGACTCCCCACCCCGCTCCACTAGCTGCAGATGTCTCCCAAATGGCCGTGCAGTTGGAGCCTGGTGTTCCTCCCGACGCGCAAGCATACAGAATAAATTGCAGAGTGCTCGTCGTGCCGGACACGCCATCAAAGTGCGTTGTAAAAGCTATTCCTTTGTGGGTCCCGTCCAGGGTCGCAGATGCGCTGCCGCCGCTGAAGGTGTTCACCTTGGTCGAGAACAGCGTCGCGGTCGCTCCAATGTTCGTCGTGCAGGCATAACCACCTGTCGTGCTGGTAATGTTACACAGAAAATCAGTAAGCGAAAACGTGGCGCTAGGTCCGACTACTAAACTACCTGCCGCACCTGCATCTATTGTATTTCCATTCGCGTCGTATTTAACCGCATCGTTTGTCACCGTGGTTCCTGTTGACGCCTGTACTTTAGCTCCGTTACCTTGGTAAGTGGCGCTGATATTCGGCGTAGCCCCTCCAGAACTGGTCAGTGGTGCGGTAGCTGTTACCGCTGTAACACCCACTCCACTCGTGCCGACAGCGTACCCAATCTCCAGTTGTGGGGTTGCCGCAGTAACCGTGCCCGATGCAACAATTTTAAAAGCTAGCAGGTCACCAGCAGTTACATTAACACTGTGCGTTACATCAGAACAACTTGTTCCACCGCTGCTCGTGGTACAAGTCAGGGCGGTAGGGTTAGCCGTCCCATCATCCAGAGTCACCGCCAGAGTGGTTCCGGTGCCGAGGGACGCGCTCAGCGTCACAGTAAGGCCGGAGATAGTAGCCGACGCCTGTGCGGCAAGGGATACGACTGTCTCCGTGCCGCTGGTTAACGCGCCGCCAACAGGCGCCGTATACTGCGTAGCTGTGGCGAGAAGAGACAAGGTGATACCGGACCAACCGGAAGTTCCGCCACCACCTAAGCCACCAGCAGGCGTAGCCCATGTACCATCTCCGCGCCAGAAGGTTGAACTGGAAGCTGATGTTCCACCATTAAGATTCCCCACTGGGAGATTCCCTGTCACCATGTTGGCAAGATTGATTTGACACCATGAAGGTGCGCTCGATCCACCACATAAAGCAGTCGTCGCTGCGCCCAAAGCCAGCCGAGTCACCACTCCACTTGCACCACCATAGATAATATCACCCGCAGTAGTCATTGGATTGAACGTGACGAGAACTGGTATTCCGTTCACGATAGAACTAACAGCTTTTCCTGTGACAGCAGCAACATCCTGAACACCACCAAGAATTACTCCCGCTGGATTCTTACAGACAGACCGTGCGCTTGTAGAGCTTCCATAGCAATTCACAACTCCGGCGACAGGCGTCGGTACAGAAGCATCAGTAACCTCAGGAACATTCGACCATCCAAGATTAGTACCTATAGGATTACATGTCGTGCCGTCATACTGGCAGAGAATGTACAGGTCAACCGCAGTGGAATTCACTTGTGGAAGTGTCGGAAATCCGGAGAAGACAGCAGGCAGAACAACCGTGTAGCCGCTTGCTCCGTTGGCGTCCGTGGTGATTTCCACACCGTAGGTTTTCCCCGTCACCATCCCGGTTGGTCCGGTGCTGCTGGTCACGTTCCCGGTGGTCGAGGTGAGCGCGAGAACGAACTGGCTCTTCCCCACCGCGCTTCCCCAAGCTGCTACATTACTGGTCACCGTGACGGTCTGTTGACTTGGGGGTGCTCCGTAATCAGTATCAGCTACAGCATTAACTATAGTTGAATTAGCCCCAGCTTTGAGTATACTTCCAGAAGTAGGAGTACCCGTTACAATAGTTCCTGAAGCTGCTGCTGTTACTGTAAAACTTGATAATGTAAGAGTCCCTGTTGTGGTTGTAATTGTTAAACCATTAACTGTTCCAGGAAGAATTAATGCACTCGGTAAAGATAGAGCACAAGTTACTGTAATAGTTTGAGCAACACAAGTTCCTGTAGCAGTTATTTGATTAGTTGTTCCATTTATTGTTACACTTGTTACTGACCCAGAACCTCCTCCACCAGTTCCATTAAGTTTAGTCCAAGTTCCAGTTATACATCCCCAAAGATTTCCAGAAGTAGGATTCCATTGAAGAGCCTGACCATTATTACAAGTTCCTGTTGGGTCAGCAGTAACAAAAATTAACCTCTGAGGAGGCTGTGCTTCAAGAGAGCTAAAGGCAACTAAACTAAGAAAGATCAAACTAAGATACTTCAAGTCTCACCTCAAATTTCTGGGAATTTGCTCCACCCTGAATAAAGTAATCCTTAAAACAAATAGTGTTTCTTGAGGAATCAACATCAAAAGTATCCCCAGGATTAAGTATTTTTCCTGTTGTATTTGCATTATTTGAATCATTGACCTTTAGTGTGCTTGTATTATTTCCATCAGATTGAATTTCAAGAAATGTTCCCCTGTCAGGAAGAATCAAAACATTTCCACTAATTGCTCCAGTTATACCAGTCTCATTAGTTCCTCCTTGAGCAAGGCCATAGCCATAAGGACTAGAAGTAGTTACTTGACCAACAATTAGAGAAAACAAATTATGATTATTAGTGTCAGCTGGAAGCGTTATTGTGTAAGTGCGGAACATGTGTTCACCTTATGAATGGTTATTTCCGTTAGCTGTCGTAGGTGGCTCCATCATATCTAAAATTGGTTTAGCTGATACTTTAATTGCCTGCTTTTGAACCTCAGCTTCAGCTTTTGTATCAACATAAGCCTTTGATTTCTTTTCTTGATCTTGCTCAGCATTTTGTTCCTTCAGTTGTAAATGCTGTTGTAAATGTTGTTCCACCATCATGTAAGCAGTTGGATTGACTCGTTTAAGATCAAGTCCTCTCTCACCTGCTAAGAAATAACGACACATTTCAATATGAACTTCATTATCATCAACAAGAGGATCAATTTGAACAGGTTCACCTTTAATTATATCAGAAATTTCAATTGCTTGCTTTGTAATTTGTTCTTCACCAGGAATATCAATATCTGTGAAGGAAAGTAAGTCAGCAATCTGTCGTCTATTTGGAGTTGCAAATAGTGCTGCATTAATAAATTGATTATTTAACTCAACCAATTTGAAAAATAGTGTCTGCTTTTGTGGGGTACTAATTGGAAATGAGTCAGCTCCTTCAGGTTCAACTTCCCCAACATGACCAGTTAATTCAGCTTTTCTTATCCAAACATTAGCATATCCACTCTTTTGAGTTTTGTCAGGAACAGTAAATTTCTCATCATCAATCATGTTCTCAACATAAAGATGTACACACTTCTCCATTAATTTAGCAAAAGCAATTGTAAAGAAAGTCCAAGCAATAGAGAGCCTTTGAAGTGCTTGAGTTCGAGACTGTTGATATTCTCCTAGAGTACGGCTCTTTCCCTCTCCAGGTCCACCATAGAGGCTCGGAAATGATCCTACAACAAATTGAGAATCTTTATCAACTTGTTGTCCAAAAGGACCTACTTCTCTGGAAAGTGTCGCGCGCCCCCCTTCGTAAAAGGAGTTTCCTAGAGTTTGACCCTCTCTAGCTCTGGCTGGATAAACCATTCCAGGACGAGCCTCGTGTTTAGAATAAACATTGAAGTTAAGAACACGAGGATCAGCGAACTGACTTCCTATCCCTTGCTCGATTGTTTCAAGAGTAAGATTAAATAGAACATTTCGGCTTTCTTGAAGAGGAATTAATGGCTGACCCATTGCATCAGCATGAATATAAGTACTTAGACCAACTTTGCAGAGTGTCCAATATTTATCCATGTCTTCATCACGGGACTCTGCATATTTATTTCCAACGAAAGAAACGTAAACACCATTAGGAAACTTCTTATAAAGTTTTTTCTTCTCTTCTTCTTTATCCTTAGGAAGTCCTTCAAATGCCCAAGTTCTCATCCAGCATTGTCTATGCGTAGCAAGATCATGATTATCATCAGCACGAGAAAAAGAAGTAAAAGTGGATGGTGTTCTAGCCATTCTTTCCCACTGTTGAGCATCTTCATCATCAGATTCAATTTGATCAGCAATATGTGGAAAAATACTCTTCAAAAATGGTTTAGGTTGATCGAGCGCTTTAATTAAGTAACTCATATCACCTTGTTTGCGCGCCCAATAAGGAACTTTAACGTGCAATCCTCCAAAGAAATCAATCAGTACTCTGCTCTTAGGACTTTCTTGAAAGGAATCCAGAACAGTACTAACATCAAGAGGACCACCACAATCAGGACAGTTATGTAGACCAGATTGCAAATCTTCTTCATCTTCAACTGGAAAGTTTTTATCACAAGATTGACAAGACAGTTGTTTTTTAAAGTTTTCAATATTCACCACTCCAAAGGCTTTATCTGCTTTTGGGGCATGATACCACACAAGAAGTCCTTGATTCCAAAGAGTAAATAAAGACATTAATTGAAGAACTTTCACTTGATTATGTCTTTGAATTAAGTCACTTATTTTTGAGTATGTTTTACTTGTTAGAATATCATCATCGTCTTCAGCATCATCAGGAGGAAATCTCACTGTTGGAACTTGTGCAGCAAGAGCTGCTATAATTGCTTCACCATGAGCTTTATAAATATTTATCACATAATCATAAAAAGGACCTTCAACACCTTCACGTCCTTCATCTTGATTAAACCATTTATATGCAGTGGGGCTTAACCAATCCTCCCTTGATTCAGACCAGAAAACAAACTGAATTCCATGCCAAAACTCTTCATTTTTCTTCCAGAGTTTTAATTGTTGCTTCCGAACCCAGGAATCTTCTTTTTCATACTTGTCAATAAGAAATTTCAGACAGTCTTGTAAGTCCTTAGAGAGCTTGTGATTATTAGGATCACGCTCTTCTTTAGTCTTACTTTGGGATTCAGGACTCATCTTTATTTAGGAATTGAGGTAATCAACATTGCAATTGTAACTAATAAAACTGGAATCCAAAGAGGAACTTTTCCTGTGATTCCTGAAACAAGAGTCAAAGCAAAAGCAATGACTATAAGAATAAAATAAGCTGATGTTAGAAGCATATTTCCTCTCTTTTATGGGGAGTCTCCTCTGTCGTCGCGAACTTTGGAGACTCCCCTCTCCCCGAAAGGAGCTTTACGGATTCGTCGGGAAACTAACGAATACCATGACTTCAATTCTTCCAGCAGTTAAAGCAGTAGTTGCAATAGTGAGAGTTATTTGACCAGCTGCTGTCATTTTGAAAGATGGCTTATGCGTAGCAGCTTGAGAATTAACTCCAAGAAGCTCAATTACAGCATCAACAGTCATAGCAGTGATAGCCGTTGCTGCTAGAATAGAACTTGATGAAGATCCTGCTGAAGTTCCTACAGCAATCGTTGCAGATGCTCCAACAGGTGCAGTTACTGAGTTAAGAAGTCCACCATAAACAATCGCGTTGGCAGGAATTGTATCTGAAATTGATGGAGTAATCGTGCTAATGGCTCCTCCATCAACAGCAAAGTCATAGAGCGCGCGATAAGCATAAACTCCATCATAGTGTGGAACCTTTGTAAACGTCGTATAAGTTCCATCATCTTTGAAACCAGTTTCACTTGTAGCAATGAAAATAGCCAATGCACCTGATGCAGGAGTTGTTGCAGAAGTACTACGATAAACATAGTAACCAATAGCTCCAGGAGCAGGATTCCATTGAACATTCACCAGACCATCAGGAAATGGCTGCGCTGGGCAATAAGCTCCAGTGTTAGCAGGTGTTGATAGTAATGAGTTACCATCTGGGTAAACAGCTTGAATCCAGTAGTAGAAAGTCGTTGTAAAGTTAGAGTTACCAGGCCCTTGGTATCTCGCTGTTACTCCAGTTGGTGCCGGAAGCTGTGACATTATCTTTTAATCTCCTGTTGTAGAATTCCTTGTGCAAATGAGTCAAATCTGTTTCTAACTCTTAAAAGCTCGTTATTAAGAATATCTAATTTTGTTTCTATTGCAGTTAATTTAGCTATTTCTTCTTTCCATCGCCTCATATCTTCTTCAGAGTTAGTCTGTCTTCTCTCTAAATCATCAATTCTATTAGCAAACTTTCCAGCAAAAAAGAGAAGTGTAGCTAATTGCAATACTAACCCGATTGCTAGAGCAACAGTATTGAAGTTCATTAAGATTCATTAAGAGCTTCAGCAAATGTCTTAGATTTCTTTTTCTTTATCACTTTAGTAGTTTTTCTTTCATGACCTAAAGATGGATTATTATGTAATTCAGTTTTCATCTTATCTTTTTGGCTTTCCTTTAATGGAGAGCCAGAACTTAAGAGATATCGTTTCTGTTTAGGAGTCCAGGGCATTTATTTCATCGAGAAAATTGATTTCTTCTTATGCTCCATTTTGGAGACTTTCTTACTTGGCATTTCTTCTCTTGAAGAAAGTCCTTTAATTGAAGCAGAGGAAACTACTTTTGAGTATTCACTATGATTAGGCTGATGTTTTTTCTTCATAACGTCCTGACTGTCCAATTACGCGCGCGTGATCGTCTGCTTCAAGACGAGATTTCATACTTGACCATCTTGTAGGACCATTACTTATTGGACGAAGATTTTCTTGATTAGTTTCTGGAGAATTCTCAGAAATTAAAACACCAAACCTTTTAAATATTAAATCTTGTAAGAATTTTCTTTCAGTTCTTTCAGCTAATAGCTGTGCCTCCAAACTATCAACGCGCGCGCGATATATTAAAGCAAACTCTCGTTGAGCATTGTATTCAGTATTTAATTGAAGATATTCTTCTTTTGTTGCACCTTTAAAGAAATGAATTAACCAATTTTTCATACTCTCGCTCGATGAAACCTTCTAACAGGATTTACTTCAAAATCAGTATTCCTTTCAACTATCTCCATTGAACGATGTAAGTAATTATAATCACCGGTCCTATTGAACTTCTCAAGTATTTCATTCACTCTTTCTCTATGATCCCCCTCAAGTTTAAGAGTTCCCAAGTATTTATCGACAGCATTAACTAAGTATCGCAGAGTATCATACGGATCATCTCCATTGAATTCTCTAACATCTTCAGCTGGTTTATTTGTAGTATTGGATTTTTTGTCGTAGATACAGAGAGGAATACATTTTCGTAATTGAGAACAGTCAGGAAAAATTTGGAGCTTTGGGAGGTCAGTTTCAGGTCTCTCTGGCTCAAAAGATGAGAGGTAACTTTTATATGCTTCAATTCCTTGTAACCTCAAAACGCGCGCCGCGAATTCAGAATCAAAATCGGATTTCACAACTTTACTTGCTGGCTTTGGTTTCCAGCGTAAATATTCTTGAATAAGTAATTTACCTGCAATTCGATCATTATCAGCCATTCTAGCAGTTAAACCAGAATACTTTGTGAATTCTTCAGCCTTAAGAAGTTCTTCCCCACGATTCTGCCAAGCAGAACGACAAAGAACTATGTCAGCAAAGTTTTCTCCCGTGCTTAATCGCCCAACATCAGTTGCCCAAGTTGAAGTTTTTGCTTCTTTGATTGCATACTCTCTATATATGAATAGCTGGTCTTTAGGACTCAACGCGCCCCAAAGAGCAACTGTCATTGCAGCATAGCCCCAATCAATTGCAAGGAATTTAAGCCAGAAATCAGGGATTTGAAAAGGTTTTACTAAATGACAAGCATTATCAGGTTCACCTTTTAATCTATTAGGAATTTCTCTGTATTCATCAAAGACCTGTCCTTCAAACGTGTCCCAGTGTCCAAATCGTTTTGCTTGTCTCTCAGCTTCAGGAAGAGAGTCGAGTCGGTTAACATAACCCGGGTCGTTCTCCATTAAGTATGGATTATCTTCAGCAAATGATTGAATGAATATTCTTTTTAGTTTAGTATTTTTATCGAGAATTATTGTTCCAAAAGGTCCAGGAGCTATGAAATAATCTCTTACCCAGGCATGGCCTATATTTCCAGGATTTGTCCCAGAACGAACTATCGCAGGAAGTCTGGAAGATGAGCTTCTACATCTAGTTTTAGATAAATAAGTATACATGAACTCAGTAAAAGAAGTAAGCTCATCAAAAGCCATATAATTATATTCATCAGTGTCATACTTTCTAACGTCTTCCTCGTACTCAGCATGACCAAAGCGCATAATAGCACCAGAAGGAAAAGTCCAACGCTTACGTTCCTCATTGTACTTTGCTCCTGTAAGAGGATACCATTCACGAGAACGAAGAATTATTTCAGACTCTAACTCAGGGTAAGTGCGTCGAAAAAGAATTCCTTTGAATCGTGGTTCTTTATAGAACCCTCTAATTATTGGGAGCATTAAGAGTTCTTCAGATTTTCCTCCTCCAGCAGCACCTCCGTAGAGTGCCTCAAAGATAGAGTCTGGTAGTGAACTAAAGACTTCTTGTCGTTTATGAGGTCGCCAGACTTTATCGGGCATTGAGGAGTTCTCTTAGTTGCTTCTCACTTGCTTCTCAGTCTGAAACTATGACGCGCGCGCGCGATTATTAACTAAGAACTAAGCATCAAATAAACATAACTTAATTTGACAACCACTCGTATGAGCTTGAACCGCTGGAGCTGTAACAGTTGCATCAAGACGAAGCAAGCAGAATTCTCCAGGAAGAAGTCTTGCAAAAACTGTTCCTGCTGTTCCTGTTAATACTTGAACATAATTAGTAGGATCAAGATTCTGAAGAAATATCCATCCCCCAGGAGAAGTAGAAGAACCTAAAGGAATCGCAACCGCTGCTGTCGTCGCTGAGAAAGTTGAAAGTGAATTTAAACCATTTCCAGTTACTGTGACAAGAAGAGCATTGATTGCTTCTGAGATTGCTATGTTATTCTTATTATATATAAGAGAAAAGTTTAAAGAAAGTTCGTTCATTTCTTTTTACCTTGTGGTTTTGGAACTAAAACTATTGGAACATTAGGAATAATTATTTTTGACTGTTCAACTAATACTTTCCAAGGGTCAGTCATTACTTTAAAGCAACCTGACTTGCTTGTAATTGATTAAGAGCAGCAACAATCTGATCAATTTGAGTTGACAAAGTAGCTTCAGGAATTGCTGCTGGACTTGTAGAGTTAACTATAGTAGTAACTACAGCTTTCTTAGCTGCTGATATTTGAGAATTTGAAGTTACTGTAGTTGGAGTTGAAGAAGGGATTAAAGCTGTAAACATATTCTCAACCTCAATAATTGCATTAAAAACAGTATTAAATGCAGGACCATAAGCAGGAACTAATTCAATAGCAGGCTCAAGAGTAGTTACAACAGAATTAACTTTAGTGAATACTGAATTGATTGATTTTATTACTGAGAGGAAGCTCATCTTTTTCTGTCCTTTAATTGTCTGTTCAATTTCGCGCGCCCGATTTAAATTCCAACGCTGAAAGAATCTTTTCATTACTTATGGGATTGGCTCGTACTTTGCCTGAAAGATACTTGGCTTACAGGGATAAAATTCACCCTCAAGGCCCTTGATGATCCAATCGCCTCGATTGGCCGTCATCACGCCTTCAAGCGTCCGAATATTTAGTATTTCGTTAACCTTTCGATCAGTGCTATTGCTGGGATTTATCCAGTCCGAAGGGCAGGCCTTGTCGCCCGCGAAGGCGAACATAGCCGCTTCGTCGCCACTCCATTGGACCGCTTGAATCTCGACCACCTTACTGCGAAAGTTCATTTGTTTTCAACCTTTCTGTACTCACGTATATAATTCCTATTTCATTACTTACAATACTTGACCAGTTGCTAGAGCATAAGCTGTTAGAACTGCTTGACCCAGAGCTAAAGCGCCCTGTGCATATTGGAGATCTTTTACTGGAATTGTTGAAGGAAGTGCGACAATTTGAGCAGAGAAAGTATTAAGAAGAGCTTGAATCTGAGCAACTGTTCCTTTTGAAGTAATAATATTAGCAATTCCAGTTGCTGTGACTGTGCAAAGTCCTCCCTGAACTAAGAGAGCTTTTACTTGGGCATTTGTTACAAACGTCGCTGCGATTGGACAACCTGAGAGGAAAGCTGCTTCAGCTACTGCGACTGAGACTGAGGGAGTTGTTGGATTTGCAGAGGAAGGATTTTTCGTGCAGGAAGAAAGAAGAAGAGTTGATAGTATTAGAACTGTCAGGAACTTCTTACCCTGTTCAAATCGCGCGCGCGAATTTGATCTAATATTCTCAGTCATTCAACTTCTCCCTTTTTGAAATTCTCAATATCTTTATTCACAGATTCTTTTGCTTCAAACAGCTTAATCCATTCATATAAGAAAGCAATATTTCCTGATTTAGGCGAAGAACTTTTCTTTTCAAGTCTTAAAGCATTCTTTGCATCAGAGAGGGAATTCTCGGGAGGAACTGAGGAAGCTTGTGAATCAATTATTAAGATAGTTGTTTTCTCTCCTAAGTAGTTTGGAATTATCATTGAGCCTGATGTCAATTTGTATCTCCTTACTTCTTGCTTCTCACCGCTCAGTCTGAAACTATGACGTTAAAAGGAGAGGATTAATCCTAGCAGGCACCAAGTCCCCTTCTCCTAATATGCTCAAAGATCTCGGAGGAGTAATCAATGAGAATAGCCTGAAAAATTAAATCTCAACAACTTCAAAGGATTTTTCTTGCTTCAACTCAGGAGCATAAATGATGAAATTAATATTATCAGGTTGAGTTTCTTTCGTTTGAATCTTCTCAACGACGCGTCCCATATTTGAAGCGATTACGCTTAAGTCCTTAGCAGAGCATCCTGAGAGTTTATCCTCAGTAAGAAGACCAAGAGAAGACATGAGTCTCTCGAGAGCTAAGTCGCGTGCTTGGCCAATTACTCGTTCAACTTTTTCCTCGTCAATTCCTTTGGTCTTTCCTTGAGCGATGTTGTTTACTGTCAGTGGGTTTAATCCTGCGGCGCGCGCGATTTCTACCTGACTTTCCCCAAGTCTCGTTCTAATCGCGATGTCAGTTCGAGTTTCTTGAGTTAGGTTAGGTTTATTCTTTCCAGGAAGTGTGATTACTTTTTCAGTTATTGTATGAGTTGTTGGAGGAGTGATATCACGGAGGTCCCCCACTCCGATCTCTTTCTCTTCCTTTGCAAATTTGCGCGCGAGATTCTTTTCAGAACTCAGTCTTTCATTCGCTTGTTTTGCTGTCAGGAACATTTTGAATCTCTCGTGTTAATTGTTCATCTGGTGAATAGTTATCTTCGGACCTTTCCCTAGCCCCATTGTACGCCAACGGTTGAAACCGTGTCAAGTGAAATTTTTGCACTATTTTTTACGAGCTACGTCTGGCCTATTATTCATCAGGGCATCTCGTAGAATGGCCTTCTTTGGGGTGGGCGATATGCTATAATCGTTCATATGGCGCGGCATGGCCCTACCCACGGCGGCCGATTTAAGTGTTCATTTGCGCGCGCGTTAGCTAGGCATTCACGCGATGAATGGTTAATATCTGATAATTCTCATAAATTCAGTAAATTCTCATAAATTCAGTAACTCCTCATAAGTTTAATTAATTGTTCATTGGGTGAACACTTAGTTGTGCTTTGTTTTTATATAAAATATTATTTCAAATAATCGCTTGATGTTGACGTCCCTCCCCTCCCCTACCTGATGGGACCCAGCGGGAGGGGTGGTGGGGTGGCTGGTGGAGTGAGAAGTTCGCGGCGCAGTTCGGAGAATTGTAAGGTTTTGTAAATTTATCTTTTCCTTATGTTTCTTGCCTCGTTCGATGGTAAGCTCTTATATAGAAGGTATGATGATAGATCAAAGACGACGCGACCTTTATGACGCCTGCGATATCCTCGATGCACTGTATCAACTCGGATCTGACCGAATGAATATGAGGATCTATGATTACTTACTCAATCAGGCCAAACGTGACAGGCGCGGCCGGTTTGACACGCAGGAACAGCCAATCGGTGAAAGCCAGTGGATAAACTGGATAAGGAATCGTAAGCTCATTCTCGATTGTTTTGGTCAAGATCATTACTCTCGGTAATCGAAGCGTTCGCCGTTAATTGTTCACCCAGTGAGCACTTAACGACGCGCGCCCCGTTGATCGGGAAAAGAAAAGAGGAAAATAATGCCTGTTTTTGTAGTTAGCTGGTCCGGTTCTGCGGGATTTGAAGCAGAGTCTATCGAGGATGCAATCGAACAAGCGAAAGCATTTCCCGCTTGGGACGTAACCTCAACTTTCAAAGCCGAACTTCTCACAATCTGGAACCTCTCACAGAAGGAAAACTGATGAAATCACGATACAGCGCCCCGTTGATCGGGAATTAGGAGAACTATGCTTATAATTGATAGAATAATTGCTGCTTGGTCCGCTCTAACACAAACACGTTGTTCATGTGGGCGTCTGATCAAGAATCACGTCACAAACACGGACTGCTACGAAGCATATCTGCGGAAGATGGGGAGAACTAAATGAAGTCTCGATACATCGTTCGCTATTTCATGAACGGTCACTGGTCGTACGTGCGCCGTTCTTACCGGAGACTTTCGGCCGCCTTGAAGACAGCCGAAAAGCTCGTCTCAAATTGGGCCGTCAAATCGGTCGAAGTTCTCATGGGTGGGATTGGAAACACAAGGCCAGTAAGGAGTTACTAATGTACGCCTCAATCATTGCTTACAAAGACAAAGAGTCTCTCACTTCGACGGCTCAAGTTGAAATTAGAGACAACACTGTTACCTCTATCGACATTGGTCAATCCTCGGTCGATACGTGGCGTGGAATCGAACTTCAAAGTTCATTCTTGCGTGCCGGTTTCTACAAGTGCGAAGTCGGACCCGGAAAAGAATCTCCAAATTTAGCTTGACATTTCGCGCGTGATTTGTTAAACTCTTCTTAGGGATCGGGACTGACTGGCAACAGGAAACCGATCCCTTAGAAAACCCCGAAAACCCAATATATTAACAAAGGAAACCAAAAATGGAACAGCAAGATTGCGTAGTAACCGTTAACGTAGGTGCCAAGGAATTCTCCGGCACTTATCCTCAAATCGTTCGGACCAGCGTAACAACGGACGACATGTTGAAAATGCTATCCGACGAAAAAACCGCGCGTCAACTCATTTCTGACTGGCATTATGGTCAGGATCTTCGCGCGAAAGCCGACACAAGAGCGAAAATTCTCAACTCAGTTTCTTCGACTGAAGTCTCTTTTGAGAAATCCGTGAAGGAATTCATGAAACTTCGTGCTGCAAATGGAAAGCCGGTTTCTGAGGAAAAGGCTCGCCAGATTGTCAAGGCAATGCAGGAAGCCGAATAGTTTTCTCGAAGTTCTCGTTTCTTCTGGGAAGGATGCTAGTACAGGTCCTTCCCTTTTTGTATTTCTTCTGATTCTAGAGGAGACTTCCATTTTCGGGATTTTCCCAATTTTCGCTCTTTTTCGCGCACCTAAGCACGTATGAGGCACGTACAAAGCACGTATGAGGCACGTATGAATCACTGTCTAAGCTTTTTCGGAAGTGATTGAAAGGAAAGGGGTTAGCGGCCTAAAGTAGGGAGTCTAGGGATAGGGGTTATTATATATAGTATATATATATTATATGATATATCATAGATACTATAAGTCATTTGTTTTCAATCACTTACAGACACATCAATTTTATTGCCAAACCGTAAATCCTTTATTTTCAACGAGTTAGCAAGATAAGTACTAAAGTACTATGAAAAAGCTTCCTAGTACCATAGTACTATGCAAACTTTGCACGAAACTGCCCCTTGACTTCGACCCTATAGGTAGGCTATAATGGTCTTGGTGGTAAATACAATGCTTTCAACGACTTCCCCCAAAGCCCCGAACGTGCCCGGTAAGTGCCTTCTAAGTGCCTTCAAAGTGCTTGCACCGCACTTTGGTGAGCCAAAAAGTACCAAATAATCTGGAGAAACAATAATGAACAGAAAACTGCATCCAATTAAAGACATACTGTATCCACTCTACTGTGAGTGCATACAGGAGTCAATGGCACCCTGGGACATATCAGATAGAGCAACAATGGTGCTATTAAGAATAATGTATTACGTGAAATACGGTAAAAGTGGCTCGCGTGATATTAAGTCCACAATATACGAGTGTTTGAGAATCGACTAAAATGGCTCTCTCACAATACCTCAAGAAACCAGATTCAGGGAGCTATTTTAAGCTCTCTTCAAACAAAGGAAAGAACTACTACTTCCTCTCACTGGAGACAGCTCAAAGAGTTTTCGAGATTCAGAGAAACTCAGTAACAAATACTGAATGGACTTTGTATCAAGTAGAATCTGGTAACATAAAAGTTTTAGACTTCATCAAGAAACGCGAGCGCGCGATAGATCAAAAGTTCCTCATTAAAGAGAAGAAAAAAGAGTTTGAACTAAATGATATGTTGAAGCATCTCGCTGGAGAAGAAGTCAGACCAATTAAGAGATTGAACTAATGTCATTTGACAAAATAGTCGCCACTTATGTATACTGCATGAACTATCACACTGGCCAATGGTCACGTGAGTACAGAATACTCTCAAAAATAATCTCTCAATATCATCTTAAGTTAACAGACAACGCGATAGCTTCCATTGAAGACATAAAGAACTGTTCATATGATGAATGGTTCGAGGCGCGCGCGCGCGATTTATTCCAATCTAGTGCAAAGGTTTCAATCATGAACGACGGATTGTTCAAACAAACTATCAAGCATGAATGGAGTAATCTAAATAATGCTAGGACCAGTTCTTTCAAAGTCAATTCTGTTATCAAATAATCCCAGTTTTGAAGTCAACAAACAGGACTATCAAATTACTCCAGAAGAAACTCTGGAAATCTTCCACAAGAGACTCAATCATGAAAGTCTCATGGATTCAATCATGATTTCAACTACGTTGTTTAGTCTCTTCCAAACAGTGAATTTCAAATACTTGAGTTTAAACTAAAAGGAGAAATAAAAATGATAAACTATCGCTACGAATATTGTGGTAACTCAGAGTACGTTGAACTCCATGTTACCGTTCGACTCACTGACGAAGAATACGCTGTTTCTCGTCATGGATACAAAACCGAATACAACGAGCAAGATACCTTCCGAATTGGTTTAATCTATAGCGTTTCTGGAGTTACTGAAGCTCGAATGAATAATTATTCAATCGTAGCCAAACGCGGCGCAGCTTTTGAACGTGACCAGATTCTAGACGGACTTCTTGAAGTAGTCAAGATGCTTTATCCTGGAGATAAGTTTCATCAACTGAAGACTCTCCGCAATGATATCAATTTTCATCAATGCGCTCAGTGCATTGAGGAACAGAATCGTGAGATAGCTGCAACTATGCGAGATCTTGATACATTAGATTACTAAAATGTCAACACCACACCGTCAATGTCATTATCTCAATGAAAGAGGTCAACAGTGCGATGAATGGTTTGCTGCTGTTGACACAAATAAACTCTGTGCGCGCCATCGCGAAATCATTACTCCCAATGGAAGACTCAATGAACAGACAACGCCAAAATACATAGACTTAGTAAACGATGAAAGAGCTTATTGCTATCATTTCCTCGATGGAACAGCACAGAATCAAAGCAAAGAATTAATCTTCGAGTTCAAAGATGACGAAGAAGGAACTATCTTCGAGAAACTCGACGCGCATATAGCGTTTATTGAGAAAGTTCTTGAAGATGTAAAAGCTCGTATGCACTCAGCAAGAGCTGTCAAATCTGAGAAACTAGATGAACTCACCGAAGAAGAGCGTAAAAAGCTCCGCTCTCAAAAAATAGACAAAGTTTTCAAACAGAAAGAACCAAAAGAAAAAGCTCCAACATTCAAAGCAGATCCAATAGGTTTTCTTGCTAGAAAGCAAGGAATGAGTAAAACTGATGCAAGTAATCTTCTCCTTATGGACGAAGATGCTTTACTTGAAAAATTCGCGCGCGCGAAATTGGCCAAGAAAGAAAAGGAGGAAAAGGAAAAATGAATTACTTTATTACCTAATGAATATTGGGTTTATGATCCTAATACAGATCAAAGGATAAAATAAATGACACCAGCAAGTAATTCCAATCAAGAGAAAAAAGGACTTTTTCTTAAATATCAAGACTTCAAGAAACTCGAAAGAATCATCGAGGATTACAATCTTGATGATAATAATAACATTGATTTCAATAATATGAAATCAGATGAGAAAGAGATTCTCTGGAAAATCAAAACAATCATTCGTAATATGGAGTCAGTGCGTTTGAGAGTAACGACGCGCGCGAGTGAATTGGACGATAAAGAAAATGATTAATCAAGTGTATCCATACCAAAAAGAAAATCTATATAAATTACTTGATAACATTGAATGTATGTTCTATACATTTGAAACTGAATTATCAAGAAATTTCTTTATTGAAGAGTTAGAAAGAAAACTGAAGGATAAACTAAATGCCATTCCTTAAGACTAAATGTCCAACCTGTCAGAAGATAGCTGAAACAGAAACCACCTATAAAATAGGTGATAAACTTGTCAATAAGCTCAAATGTGGTCATCTTCTCAATGCGGAGCAGTTACGCATTGCATCAAGTGAACAGATAGTATCACTTGACGGAAAGAAACTCTACAAGTTTCAGAACGACGGAGTTAAATTTATAGAGGAGTCCAATGCTCGATGCCTTATCTCAGACGAGATGGGTCTCGGTAAGACACCTCAAAGCATCGCCGCAGTTTTCTTACATCCTGAACTTCAGCCATTCTTAGTAATCTGTAAATCTTCTCTAAAAGCTCAGTGGCAACACGAGATAATGCGTTGGATGGGAGAAGATTACTTAGCCCAAATCATTGACTCCCCAAAAGAAGCTCCTCTTATTGGGATGCGCGCGTTCATCCTGTCCTATGATATCTTGCGTCGTTTTGATGCTAAGAAGAAGTCTTCAAAAGGAGCTAGTGGCTACGAGAGAGACGACATGGACTTCCTTGGTGAAGATATTCGCGCGCACGATGAACCAGAAAAACACGCGAAATTAATCGAGTTTGTCCAGAAAACTAAGATCAAAACAATCATTCTTGATGAATGTCAACAGATCAAGAACACTGACTCTCAGAGAACAATTTATACGAGAGTTCTCTGTAAAGAAGTAGATCATGTAATCGCGCTTTCAGGAACTCCAATTAAGAATAATGCCTCAGAATACTTTCCAGTTCTAAATATCTTAAAACCTGAGATGTTCCCGCGATTTTCAACTTTCCTCCAAAAGGAATGTGACAGCTATTTCAATGGTTACTCCTATAAAACAGGAGGACTAAGGAATCCTGAAGCATTTCTCAAGAAAACAGAGAGTTTCATCATTCGTCGAACAAGAGATGAAGTTCTTCCTGATCTGCCTAAGATTCGACGTAGTTTCCAATTTCATGAGCTAGGAAAAGAAGTCGAGAAAGCATATATTGATTGCTTCAAACAGTTCAGAGATGAATATAACTCAATTCCTAGCGACGACATGTCCTTCCAGGACTCGGGAAATATTCTAGCTTTTCTCTCAAGAATGAGACATTTAAGTGGACTAAGCAAAATAAATCCCACAATTGATTATGTGATGGAAATAATGGGCTCAACCGATGACAGAGTCTGTATCTTTACTCATCATAAAGACGTTGCTGAGATTCTAACTAACAAGTTGAATTCTCTTTTTGCTGAAATTGGAATACCTAATTGCGCGCGCCATGAAGCAGGAAGTTCCTCACTTGAAACCGAAAAAGCATTTGAGAAATCTCGTGTCTTAATATGCTCCACTCTAGCAGGTGGTGAGGGTTTAAATCTGCAAAGACTCTGCAGGCGTTTCGTAATGCTCGAACGTCAATGGAATCCAGCTAATGAGGAGCAGGCTGAAGCTAGGTTCCCTCGTCCTGAGGGAATTAAGACTGACTTCATTGACGGTGTTTACATGGTCGCAATTGGAACTGTTGATGAGTTCTTCTCTGAAATAGTTGAGAGAAAACGTGAAATAGTCGGAAAAACTCTCGATGGTAAGGCATCTGAGTGGGACCAAAGCAGTCTGATCAAAGAGCTTGCTGAGACTTTGAGCATGTCTGGAGGAAGAAGATGGAGTATTTAATTTATGTATAAAAAACTAACTTGGCATGATAAACAAATAAGAGATGACATAAAAGTTGCAAATTCACTTCGTCAAGTTTTAAAGAAATTAGAGCTAACAATGAATTTAAATTGTTTAGACTCAAGACATGCAAATAGATTATACCAGATATCAAAGGATATAACTGAGATTCAAAATCAATACATATTTAAAGGAGAACCAAAATAAAATGACACAAAAAATACTCTCAATAGATGCCACAATCCTGAACACGTTTCAAAATTGCGCGCGCAAAGCTAAATACTCATTCATAGACAATCTTCGCCCTCCAGACAAAGAGGAAGCTCTTGAACGAGGTGATTTAATCCATAAAATGCTGGAAGTCTATTACTCCCTCCAGTTAACTAACTTTGACTTTGATACAGAAGTTTGGAAAGAAATTATTGCTTCAGGAATCAAAGCTCCAATTAATCGAAAACATGAAACAATTCGAGACTTCGCAGTAACTGTTGGACGATACTTCAGCACGAAAATGTCCCTCATAACAGAGGACATTGAAGAATCAATTTATCAATTCACTGAATACGCAAATTATTACCAACATGATAGCTGGTCTCCTTTAGCAGTTGAAGAGGTTGGATCAAAAATCCTCTTTGAGAATGAGCAATACAAATTCATTTATAATTTCAAAGTTGATTTAGTTGCAGAACAAGCAAAAATAATCGCGCCTTTTGACCACAAGACCTCACGAAGGCGCTCTGAACCTTCTTCACTAAGTAATCAGTTTATTGGCTACTGTTATGGACTTGGAATGAATAACATAGTCGTGAATAAAATTGGCTTTCAGAAGAGCCTTTCTCCACAACAGAGATTCAATAGATTCATTCTTACAATTGATGATGCTCGAATACAAGAATGGATTGAGAATACAATTTATTGGTGCGCGCGAATTTTAGAATACAAGGAAACTGAACAATGGCCTATGAATCTGACTTCATGTGACAAATATAGTGGTTGTATTTATGCCTCATTATGTGAATCTGATCCTGAAAGTAGACTTTACAAGATTGAACGCGATTTTAAAGTTGAACAGCCTTGGGATGTTGCTGCTCAATTGGAGAGAAAATAATGCAACTATCAGACTACATAGGACTAGGATTCATCTTCTTAGGATCAATCCTCATAATTTATCAGATAACTAAATACAATCCAAAGAAGTCAACTAATGAAATGATGAATGATATTTTACCAGAGTTTCAGAAAAGGAGAAAGTAAAAATGAAATATGTTTGGATAATTTATGAGCTTGGTACACATAATAAAGAATATTTATTTGGGATATTTAGTACTGAGGAACTAGCTATGAAGGTTGCTAATGAGGAATTTAGTGAAGAAGGAACTCCAGATTACAGGATAGAAAAATATAGATTGGATCCTCAATAATGCCAAGATCATCAAACAAACCAATTCATTATCATAAGTATGAGAGAATGAATTGGCCCAATGGTAAAATATTCTATAAATGCATGGAGCCAAACTGTCCTCACTATCTTCCAACTGCGAATCTAGTAATTGGAAGAGAATCACTTTGTTGGGGATATCTTTGTAATAAACTTGTTTTAATCACAAAAGAAGACATTGCAAAGGGAGTTAAACATCCTATGTGTTCTGATTGTAAAGAAAAGAGAATTGCAATTCGTGAAGAACTAAAAACAATCTAATGCTAAATTTTGAACAGTTTAAATTCTTCTGTCGTTGTGGTGAAGAACTAGCAACAAATAAAGACAGAAAAGTTACTTGTCCTAAATGCAAAAAGAGTTATGAAATAGAGCTTTTACCACAGAAATACTTATTTCCAAAAGAAAAGGACACAAAACAAATTGATACAATCAGCTAAAGACAAACAAACAGAAAAAGGACTTCTTGCAATATTCAAAGGAGACTCAGGCGAAGGCAAGTCAGTTGCAGCTCTGAGTTTTCCTAATGCTTATGTTTTTGACTTTGATAGGAAAATGCCAAGTATTGCTCAAAAACATTTTCCAGAGTCTGAAACTGATTTTGAAACCTTTGAAGATATTTTTCAAATAGATCAACGTCTTATTAAGTTCAGCATGTCATGTCCTTATGAAACATTGATTGTTGATTCAATCACAGGATTAGTTAATATAGTTATGGATTCAGTCGGTAATGTCAAATCTGAGTCAGTAACAGATATTCTCTCTCGAACAAGTTCAGGAAAGAATAAATCAATTGAAATGATGGGAATTGATTACTACAGTGCAGAAGACCGTTTCTGTACATATTTTATTGATAAACTCAAGACACTTTGGGCGCGCGAGTCTAACCCGAAGCACGTCATAGTAATAGCCCATGTTGTGACAGTTGACTCAGCACCAAATTTAAAGACTAAGGTAATTACGCGCACAAGATCAATTGTCTCCAAAGGTAAAAAATTTGCGGCCTGGTTACCGACGGGATTCGATAACGTCTATATCTTTGGAAGACAGCTTCCAGATATGGGAGACATTAATCAGAGCGTGAAACGAATAATCAAGACTGAATCATTTGGTGAAGATTCTGCTAAGTGTTCTTATAATTTTCCTGAAACTATTGATTTTACTAATGGATCTTTGTACGAGAAACTAAAAGGATTTGGATTGTGATTTATGGAGGGGAGCCAAGAATAAGTAGACGCAAATTGTCAAGAGGATAAATCCCCTGAGACGGGTAGCCTCCATAATGTTTGAAAGTTCAAAGCGATGATCCTCCGCCAAGCTCTAGCAACTAAGCGACCGTAAAAAAGTCAAACAATAACAACAAACAAAAAGGACAAAAATGGAAAAGGAAGAACAGTCACAAGTAAGACCAAAAACTATACTCGAGCAATTGCAAGAAAAGAAACAATCTCTCATTCGTAAACACAATGCACAGATGAGAGAGTTGAATCGTGTAATTTCACTCCTGACAGAAACTGAGGCAGAAAAAGTTATCATTGAAGCCACAGAGCTGTTATACAAAGAAAACTAAAAGAAAGGAAAGAGAAATCGTATGCCTGAGGTACAATTTACAAAAGAGAACCTTCTTGAACGCAAGCAACTTAAAGCAGGCTGGCGTAAACTCAAGGTCAAGTCAGTCAGTGAGGCTCCAGGAAAGAACGATCCTGATAGCATCACATGGCCAACAGTGTTCGTCGTTGACGAAGGGGAAGACCTTGGAGTACCTGTGAATCATTGGTTCACGGAGAAACAAATGGGTCGTCTCAGTGAGTTCGTGATGTGTTTCACTGGTGGGGCTGTTGATCCCAACAAGAAGTACAAGTTGGAAGATACAGTTGGTCGTCTTGTCTTGGGTTATGTTGAGTACGACATTAAGAGCGGATTCAACATAATCAAGGACTTCAAACCTATCTCGAAAGGACAGAAGGAGGACAAAGCCAGTGCCTAAATTCGTTGCAACTGTGAATCTCTCACTCGAAGCTGAGTCAGAGAGTGACTTCAGTACAAAACTCGGAGCAGCTTTGACTGCTTTCGATTATGAAGTTGAAGAAGGTCCAGAAGAAATTCTCCCTGAAGACGAAGAGGATGAAGAACCTTCTGAACCTACAACGGAGGAAGAAGAGTAGTTAACCCTTAGTGCGCGCGAATTAAATATCGGAGTCGGCTCTAGAGCACGACAGTCAAAAGAATATGAGTTTTTCGGTTAGATCAGCCACCGACGCGCACTAAGTATTCATCAAGTGAACAATTATGACAAGAGTTAAAACAGGAAAAAGAACTGATAAATCTGGAACAGCAATATTTTGTGAATTACATATGTCTCGTAGAGATATAAGCGATCTTATTAATTATTGTAATGATCTTAATTTATCTTTAAATGCTTTAGTCAGAAAATTACTTCAAAAAGAACTTTTAGATAAAAGTTTTATAATAAGTGAACAATTATGGATCAAAACATTCCAATCAATCAGATAATTTCACTAGATCAATCATATAAATATGATAAAGATCAATTTGAACTTCTCAAGAAGTCAATTGAGATTAATGGACTTTTTCACTCAGTAATTCTTCAAGAGACTTTTGAATATCCTGGAGATTTTATAATAGAGTCAGGAAATTGCAAATTTTATAAAATAATAGCGGGGCGCGCCCGTTTTTTAGCACTTAAAGAATTAGGAAAAACAGAAATACTAGCTAAAGTATTACCTTACAATTGCTCCAACCCTCACGAAATAGCACTTCACGAGAATCTACGTCGTAATAATCTTCCTTGGTACGAGCAAGTTGAATTAGAGAAAGAACTTCATGACCTTCGTACACAACAACATGGAGAGAAGAAAAAAGGACGACCATTTGAAGGAGACTCCAAACAAGGCTGGTCACAGAACGATACAGCAAGAGAACTTGGACTTGCACTTGGGACATTCTCTCAAGATATGGCTCTAGCAACTGAGTTGCAAAAGAATCCTTATTTACGAGATGTTAAAGATAAGTCAACTGCTTTAAAAATAATCAGACAAATAAATAAGCAGCAAATAGCTGAAATAGAGCAAATGCTTCCAAGTGAGTTAGAGCTTGACGATATTCTTCTAGGTGATTCTGCAGTAATTCTTAAGTCATTTCCTAATGACACTTTTGATGCCTGCATTACAGATCCTTTATGGTCTGAGTATAAAGATGAAGAACTTAGATCAGCACAAGATAAATTTTTACCAATTTACTTTGAACTATTTAGAGTTCTTAAAAGAGATTCCTTTTTGATAATAATAACTTCCTCTACAGACTTTCCATTTTATATTAGAGAGCTCCCAAAAATAGGATTTAGAGTTCAATCTTACCCAATAATATGGCAAAAAACAAAAACCATTACTTATGGAAGAGCTCCTTGGCAATTTGCTAGGGATTATGAACCAATAGTAGTAGCTGTTAAAGGAGATCCTATACTTACTGTAAGAACAGAGATGAGTTCTATCCTTAAATTTGATAATTTACACTACTCAAAAATGATACACCCTCATGAGAAACCTATAGAGCTAATTGAAAATATTATAAAATTAATTACCAATCCTGGAGCTAAAATTATTGATCCTTTTGCAGGAAGCTTTGTAGTTTGCGAGGCTTGCAGAAAAACTGATAGGAGGTTTATTGGGATAGATATTAATAAAGAATTTTATGATAAAGGAAAGGAAAGATTAAATTTATGAGTAGAAGAAATGGTGGTAGAGTTCTAGAGGGAAAGAGTTTCTTGTGATAAACTTATAGAGAGGTTAAAGGAGATAGTAAGAAATGAACATCTTAATAAGAACAATAGATCATAAGAAACAAAGATATCCTACAGTAGGAGATTGGGAATTTATTGAGCCTGGGCCTCATTTAGTAATAAGAGTCTCTGATTTAGGTGATCCAAAATTAAACACACTCATAGCAATTCATGAATTAGTTGAAGCAATACTTTGTAAATTCAATGGCCCAGAAATAACAACTCAAATAGTTGACGAATTTGACCTATCTCATCCTGAACTTGAGGAACCTGGTGAAAGTCTTAATTGTCCTTATATGACCCAACATTTAGTTGCATCTGATGTTGAGAAAATGATTGCTGATAGATTAAAAGTTGACTGGAATAGCTATTGTGAGAAAGTAAAGTCCTTATGATCTACGTTCCAGCTGAAGGACCATCAAATGCAAAACTAGCGATAGTAGGAGAAGCTCCAGGAGCTGAGGAGGAACGACTTGGACGACCCTTTGTTGGAAGTACTGGAAAAATTGTTGATGACGTGCTTACATCACTTAGGATATCAAGAGAAGAAGTTTATCTTACTAACGTCGTTAAAGTTAGACCTCCAGGAAATAACATTGACTCACTGCATCTTATTGGGAGGAGTATCGACGAATTTATCCCACAGCTCAGAACCGAAATTGAGAAACTTCAACCAAATTGTATCCTCGCTCTCGGGAATACAGCTCTTACAGCACTCACAGGATATCATGGAATTGAAAAGTATCGTGGATCGATTCTCCCATGTTCCCTCGCACAAGGTAAAGTAGTTCCTTCAATTCATCCAGCTAGTCTTCTTCATGCTGAAGGTGATTCTTCACTTCGCTCGTGGAAAGACTTAACTTTTATTAAGTGGGACTTTGCGCGCGCGATTAAACAGAGTCAATTCTCAGAATATAATCCTCCAAGACGTAATCTAATAGTCGCGCGCGACGCTTTACAACTAGATAGATTCCTCAGAAAATATGAAGGCTCACCTTACGTTTCTGTTGACATTGAAACCTTTAAAACAATTCCTCTTTGCATTGGGCTTGCTTTTAATTCAGAGGAAGCTATAAGTGTTCCTCTTTTCTTTTCTCCAATGACAAGAAATGATCAGATTGAATGCTGGAGACTTTGTGCAGAGTTACTTGCAGATGTTAATATAGGAAAGATTGGGCAGAATTTTAAATTTGACCAGAGGCTTCTAAGGAATTGCGTCAATGACACAGTTAATTTCGGTTTTAAAGTCAACTCTTTCTTTTTTGATACAATGCTGGCCTTTCGTACTTTATATCCTGAGCTTCCCAGTTCTCTACAGTTTAGCACTTCGGTCCTTACAGAGGAGCCATACTATAAAGATGAAGGAAAAGAATATAATCCAAAAAAGGATAAATTTGATCGTCTGTTATTATACAACGCCAAGGATGCCGCTGTCACTTATGAAGTATTTGAACGAGAATCATGTGAACTTGAATCGTGTGGAATCCTTGACTTCTTTTTCACAAGAGTCATGCCATTGCATCCGTTTTACTCCAGAATCGAACTTAGAGGAATAAAACGAGATGAGTTTCAGAAGAGAGTTTTAGAAGAAAAATACAAAGAACAAAAAGATACTCTTCAAGCAGAACTTTATTCCTTGACTCGTTCTTACCTTGACGACCCAATAAATGTCTCTTCTAATGGAAGAAACGGTGACGTCCCTAAATTACTTTTTGGATTAATGAAGATTCCTGTAAGAAAAAGTACTGATGAAAAAACTCTTGATGCTTTAATGAGGAATGCAGTTAAAGATCCTGAGAAGAAACGAGTTCTTGAACTAATTCTTGAAATAAGAAAAGTGAGGAAAACAATTGGAACCTATATTGACCATGAAGTTGACTATAGAGGAAGAACACTCACCAGTGTTAGAATTGCACTTGAAACTGGACGAACTTCCAATGGAATCCTCAAAGCCCCAGTCACCACTAAGCCAATGGGCCTTGCTTTTCAGACTATTACTAAGCATGGAGAAGTTGGTATGGACTTGCGATCAATGTTCGTACCTGATGAAGGTTACGTTCTTATCGAGCCTGACTTATCAGGAGCAGAAGCAAGAGTTGTTGCAATTCTCGCGCGTGATGAAAGGCTTCTCAAAATCTTTAAATACAACCTCGACCTTCACAGAATCACAACTGGCTGGATAGATGATACTTGTCCTGATGATCTTTTGAATACTTTTTTCGAGGAACTTAGTGAAATTAAAATTCATGAGTTGAAAGACAAAATAAACAAAATCTTAAAAGGAGTTATAAATGATGAGCAACGACAAGTTGGAAAAAAGTTCCGTCACGCAGGACATTATGACATGGGAAAGAGAGAGGCTTCAAGACAAACAGGGTTTTCTGAGTGGAAAACTAAACAAATACTTGACAAATTTCATGCAACTAATCCAAATATTAGGGGAGTCTTTCACAAAGAAATAATTGAAGCATTAAGAGATAATAATAGGATACTCATTTCTCCTCATGGAAGGAGAAGACAATTCCTGAATCGCTGGGGTGATGAACTTTTTAAAGAGGCTTATGCGGATTTACCTCAAGCAACGGTAACAGACCATCTTAAATTCTCTGCTCAAGTTATAGAAAGACGTGCACCTTGGATTCAAATGCTCTCAGAAAGTCATGATTCATTCCTTGCTCAAGTTCCTTTAGCAATAGGGGAACAATATCCATTTAAGTATGTTGATAGAACTAAAATAATCACTGAAGAAGAGCTTCAGAAACCTATTGATTTCAGTAAATGTTCTCTTCCAAGAGGAGAATTGATTATACCTTGTGAATTTTCAATAGGAGAGAAGAATTGGGAAAATATGAGGAAAATAGCATGAAAAATACTCAAGTAATCTCTAATCAAGACCCTCCAGTAGAACTTGGATTCATGCGTAATGGCTTCTTTGCGTGGCCTAATAGAAAGTATAAATGTAAATCGTGTAATGTTATTTTTGAGTCAAACAATGGAAATGTTCATCGTTGTCAAGAATGTAGAAAGAGCCATAAAAAACAGCTTCAAAGAGATTGGCACAAGAAAAATAGGAGAAATAAAAAATGAATCAGTTAGAAGCAACAATTCATTCATCCTCAAATCCAGATTGTCCTGCTTGTCAAGAGAAAAGAATGCACAAAGAGGAAGAATGGAAAAAATATCATCCTTTAGCAGGAACAGGTCATTCAAGAGAACATGGAAGTCCTATTAAGAAGCAATAATGACCGATTGGCTCGATACCCTTTTAGATTCAGCCAAGGAATCCGAAAGCCCATCACGTTACTTCTGGTGGTCAGGACTTGCTGCTATCTCTGCTACAGTAGGAAAGAGAGTTTATCTTCAAAGAGGAGCTTTTTATAAACTTTATCCTAATATTTATGTTGCTTTAGTTTCAGCACGTTCAGGACTAAGAAAAGGCATTCCAATTATGACTGCTAAGAGGCTAGTCACTGGATTAGATTCGGTGCGCGTCATTTCTGGGTGCAACTCAATTCAAGCTCTAACTAAAGAATTATCAATGCAACAGACTTTCAAATCAGGAGCTGTAATCAACGAAGCACAAGGAATGATGATATCTGATGAATTTGAGTCATTTATAACTGAAGATCCAAGAGCATTGACTTATTTAACAGCACTTCATAATACTCATGAGCATGAAGATTCTTGGAAGAAACGACTTAAAGGTTCACCTCTTGAAGAACTTAAATCACCATGTTTAACTTTACTTGTAGCATCTAATGAGGCACTATTTGAATCAATGGTTAAGCAGAAAGACATTGAAGGAGGTTTCATTGCAAGAACTTTTATAGTTCACGAGAGTAGAAGAAAGTTAATAAATGATTTAATGTATACAGAAGAAGAGATAAAACTTCTTTTAGAGGAGGATACTAAAAGTTATGATATACTTCTTAATAGACTTAAAGAAATAAATAAACTTTCAGGAAAAATTACTCTTTCATTTGAAGCTGTGAATTTATATAGACACTGGTATGAACAGTTATCCGTTGTTGATACTGATGATAGAACAGGATCATTTGATCGTTTAGGAGATCAAGTACTTAAAGTAGCAATGTTAATTTCAATTTCAAATAATGATTCTCTTGTAATAAGTGATAAAGATTTACTTAGAGCAATAGAGGCGTCAGAACATTGTATACTAAACGCGCGCGCGATATCGATGGAGAAGGAAAAAGGAGATATTAATCCAGTAATTGAAAAAGTACTAAAAGAACTAATAAAAGCTGATAATCAAATAATAACAAGGAAAAGACTAATGATGAATACTCATATAGAATCAATAATCTTAGATCGAGCACTTGATACGCTAATACAGCGTGGTGCTATAGATGAGCCAAGAAGAAACTCAAGAAAGGAAGTTTACTACAAAATGAAAAAAGAGGTTTACGAGACATACGTGAAGTTTAAGAGTTCAGAAAGGAAGGCAAACTGATGGAAGAAGCTAAAAGAGATAAAAAAGCATTTAGGTATGATATATTATCAGGTCAATTTCTTTATGAAATGGCTAGAATAGCTAATTATGGAGCTGAACATTATGGGGATTTTAATTGGTGTAAATCAAGGTTGACAGGTGAAAAGGGACCGATAAATCATATATATGATCACATAAGAAAATATCAAGAGAATGAACCTTATGATCATACTGAGATAGGGACGGAGAGAAAAATACATTTAGCAGCTATAGCTTTTAATGCTATGATGGAATACTGGTATGAATGCCACCCAGAAGTTAAATAAGAAACTTGAGAAAGAATTCTTCTCTTTAGCAGGAGTAATGCTAAAATGTCTTCATTACGAACTACATGAGCCAGGAGATAAAGTGTGGTTTATGTTGGGTTATATGGATTATGCAGCAGAAATGGGGTTAATTCTTGAACTACAATCAATGGCTAATAAAGCAGTTTAACCATATAGTTCAATACAAATGTGGCTGTGCAACTTTAGGTCCAGATGTTCTAGCTCTTTGTCTAAAACATGAGCTGAAGGACTTTAAGGTTTATTCAGTTGATTCAACTCTCTTGCCTTAATAATTGCATTCTCAAGAGTTCTCAAAGAAGCAACTCTCTTAAGACCAGCTTCATCAGAGATAGCTTTAAGATATTCATAAGTTCTAGGTATTTTCTCTAAATCAATTTTATTCTTTAATAAGTGTTTAGCTAATGTACTTTCCTTAGCAAGTCGTGCATCTGATTGACTTTCCTCAATCTGTCTCTCAGTTATTGGTGATTTTGGTGGTGGATCAACTGTATATGTCTTTACTGCATCTGGAGCATCAACTATAAGACCTTGACCAGGACGTTGTGAAGGAATGAAACCTCCTCCTTGAAGTTCTTTAGGGGCAGTTAAATTAGGCTCAATTACTTGACTTTCAAGAGGAGACTTTACTTCTAAGTGAGAATTAATTTTGTTTTGAAGTTCTTCATCACTTAAAGATCCTTTAACTTCAGGAGTCTTAGATTTAATAGGCTCAACTTTCAAACTCTTCTTTTCAGATTTTCCTTCAGGCTTTTTAGTAATCTCCTCTTCTTCATCTTCCTCATCCTCAATAGATTTCTTCAGCAACTCAGTTAAATGTTCAGCATCTTGAGGTTTATATTTAAGCTCAGTAATAAGTCTACTATGAAATTCTTCAGGTTCAATTCGTCCTATTTTAACAAGTCTTTCTAGTTGTCCAACACTTAAAGTTTTTGGTGTTTCTTCAACTCCAGGAGATTTAGTATTCTTTTCAGCAAGAGAAGTTCTTACTTCAGCTTTATGAAGCTCTTTAGTTTCAGGAGCTAAATCATTCATCTTATCAATTGAAGCATCAAATTGTTCAGGAGTAATTATTCCTTTTGTAGCAGCAGTCTTTAGTTGATTAATTGATGGTCCTTTTCCTGGAGGAGCAACTATTTCTTGAGGTTTTTTTCCGTAATTAACTAATTCTTTAGCTCCAGCAACCAAACCTTGACCCATTTGTCTAAGTCCTGGTCTAGTAAGGAGAGCTGTACTGAAATCACTGCCAGGAACTCCTAGAGCTTTCATACCAGCACCTGTAGCCATACCAGCACCAGCTTTACCAAAGCCTTTAGCTAAATCAGGTGCAGCAACTTTAGCAGCAGAAGAAACTCTTTTTCCTATTGGAGTCTCTAAAGCACCTTTAAAAAGGAATGGTGCTAATGCTTCAACAGCGTGCGCGCCACCTTGTCCATACTGACCAGATCCTAATTCATCTCCAGCAGTAGCAGCTAGAGGTCCTACACCTGGAATAGCACCAGCGAGATAATGACCTGCTCCAGAGAGGTATTCACCTTTATTAATATCTTCTTTTCCTTGTTGAAATTGCTCGTGACTCGCGCGCCCCATTGCAGGAATAATTCCTAATGGCCTCTCATCTCCTTTTTCACCAGTTCCAGTTGCCATTAAAGAAGATGGAATATTAGAAATATCTTTTCCTAAAGTAGTCCAGAATCCAGCATCTTGTGGAGGAGCATTAACCTTAAGATATTCCTGATTTTTCTGGTAATTAGGATTAGACTCTACTTGCTTCTTAGCAAGAAGACTTTTATAAGTTTGAAGTTGTTCATCTGATAATGATGATAGATCAACTGGCATTATTGTTGAGCTCCTTTTCTACGAGCTAATTCTTTATTTATATCATCTAAAGTAATACCACCAGGAAGTTCATTAGTTCCTCCTTGACTACTTCCTCCAGTGCTTAATTTTCTATACTTAATATGAGCTTTACTTATTTCTTCAGGAGTTTTAGCATTATCAATTTCATCCATTGTATCAGCTAATTGTTTTTGTTTCTGTTGTACTTTTTTACTGACATCATCCACCATTGATACTATATCTTGTTTTGTCTTTTTGTCTAGAGCTCCTTTACCACTAATTTTATTAGTAAATGCTTCTATACTTTGACCAAATCCTCTAGCATGAAGAATTTGATTAATCTCAGCTTGAGTAATTCTAACTCCAGTACCTTGACCAGAAATTAATGCAGTTAAAACATTGGGAACAGCAACTGCAATTGACTCAGGAGTTCCTGTAGTAATAAGAAGTTTAACTTGATCTAATTTATCTAAATGAGAACTTGCTTGATTAAATTGAGTCTGGTAATTCCTATTTGCATTTTGACGTGCAGTTCCCATCTGAATTTCTTTTCTAAGATCTTGATCAGAAGTATCCTTTCCAGCTGATTCATAAGCCTTATGAATTTGAGTTCTTTCAGCTGTACTAGGTTCTCTTCCACCATGTTCTTTCATCCACTGATCAATATAACCAGCTTCTCCTTCTCTAGGAGGCTTAACAGTTGTTCCTTTAGGCTCGCTAGTTCCAACTTTGCGCGCGTTTTCTATAGAATCAGTTCCATAAATATTTCCTTCAGCATCTTTGAATTGACCATTTTGACCCTCATAACCAACAACAGTTTCACCATTCTTGAGTTTTAACTCATAAGGAACTGGTAATTTAGGAGTATTAGGATGTTGAATTTGAAGTTTCTTTTGTTCTCCTTCAAATTCAGGAGTTCCAGGAACTAAAGCTCTAGCTTTTCCCTCCTCAGTAAGACCTCTAGCTTTTTCAGCTTCCCTTTTTGCCTCCTCAGTAGAAGTTCTAGCTCCTTGCTCCTTCTCGAGAGAAGATTCTTTTTCAGCACCAGACTCAGTTTCATAAAGTGCTTTCTTCTCTGCTAATCTTTTTTGATACTCAGTTAGTTTCTGATCATAAGGACCGTAAGCAATACCATGACCAACCTCAGCTCCAGATTTAACATCATGCATTCCAGCAAGTGATCCAAGTAACACAGCAGCAATTCTCCTCCCAACTGAAGGATGATAATCAGATTGATTTGGAGCACCTTGTTGAAGAACTTGTCTATAGTCTGCTAGAGCTTTATCTTTTGGAGATTGAGGAGCCTGAACTTGAGCCTCTTGAATATTTCCTGGAATAGTTATTGGGGATTGATTTGAGGTGATTTCTGGAGTTTGATTTTGAGAAACAGGCGCAGCTCCAAAATTGGGATTATACAATCGCGCGCGCCTTATTTGCTCGAGAATGCTACTTGGATCAACAGCGTTTCCCATAAATCACCTCAAGGATACAATCCTGTATAAGCCCCAACAGCCGCTCCACCAGCCTGTTCAACTCCTCCCATAATATTCTGAAGAAGTGTTGGATTAGTTGATAGTTTCTGAAGTATACTAGCTGCCTCAGCTTGAGTAGAGAAATCAAGTCCAAGAGTTTGAAGCATTTGATTACCAAGTTGTGTAACTTGTCCAGTTGTTGTATTATACAATTGACTTAATTGACTATTGGCAGTTTCAGTTCCTTGTAGAGTATTACCAGCAACATTTCCCATAACATTAGCCTCTCCACCAAGACCAGCTAATTTATTACTTGTTTGAGATTGATTTAAAGCTACTTCTGCATTAAGAGTATTCTGTCCTTGAGATTGACTCAATTGCCGAGCCATCTGGGAGAGTCCTCCACCAGTACCAAGTCCACCAGTAGCTACAGCATTCTGTTTTGCTTGATTCTCTAAAGCTCCATAAGTAGATTGAGTTCCTTCTGTAGCTTGTTGAATAAACTGCTGACCCTGCTGAGGTGTATAACCTCCAGTAGTTGCTAAATTATTATATCCTCCTTCTAGTCCAGCTAATTGAGTGGGGTCATAACCTCCAGTACTAGAAAGATTTTGAAGGTTAGAAATTCCAGACATCGCCCCAGAATATTCTTGTCCCTGATTAGTTTGGGCGGTTCCTAAAGAAGATTGAAATCCTGTATAAAGTGGACTTGTTGGACCAGCAAATCCTTGAGCTTGATTAAGGAGATTTTTAGCAGCATTAGCTGAGTTTCCACCAGATGAATTACTTGGCATCGTTTTTCCCTGTTCTAAGAACCATTTTCATCTCTTCATAACCATAATGCTTTTTAAGGAAATTTATATATTTTAGGTCAAAATTATTCTCAAATATTAAAAAAGCATCACTAATTCCTAATTGCTCAGGAACTTTACAAAATAAGAATTTTGCAGCTTCATCGATCGCGCGCGCCTTTGATAAATTACTTAAACCCTCTTTAAAAACCATAGATAATTCAACAGTAATTCTTGCCCAGAAAGCTGAAATAACTTCATTATCTTGTTCAATAGTTTTAATTAATTTATAAGGCCCATTAAATAAATCAGGAATATAATTATTCTTTTCTAATTGAACTAAGTCACTTAATTTTAAGTCTCTTATCATTGTGATTCAGTCCAAGTAGATCCTTGTTGATTTATAATAGGGCTTAAAGTAGCTGCCTCTCTTAAAGGCATTAAATATGCATTTAGTCCAATATTTATAAGAAAGTTATCTTTTACAGGACTAAATGGTAATGGAATAGGACTGTTATACATTACATAAACTACTGCCATTAATCCCACCTCATAAGTAAAAATCCTTGATTATAAGCAACAGATATTCCTTTTGTAGCTATATAGGTTCTAGTGTTACCATATAGTTGAGTTTGTATTAATAATCCTTCAGTTGCGTCACTTCCATTAGCAGCTCCACAAACTGTATGTGGATTACCAAATTTTCCGTATACAGGAAAAGCTGGACTTATAGCAATAGTATTATTAAATAATTCTGAATTATCAAGAGCAATAACTACTATACCTTCCTGAGGTGGAGCTAAACCTATACCAAAAACAATAGTAACTTGAAACAGTGATGGCCCAAATAACGTTACACAATATAATCCTGTAGCGTTACCAATACCAGAACTTCCTGTTTCATTTACACCAGAAGAGTTTGTAACAGTAAATGTACCTGACCCAAATCCAGTAATTATAAAGGTTCCATTATTACCAGAATTAGTCATACCTGTAATTACTACAGTATCACTAACACTAAGTACAGATCCAGATGTAAGTGTATAGGTGTAGGTTGTATTAGATCCACTAATTGCAGCAGCTGTAATTACAACTACACTTGTACCATCAGAACCTGGTACTCCTGCTATAGTTAGTGTTCTTTCAACAGCAAAAGATATTTTAGTGAATCCAGATGATCCAGAACGAGCTAAAATACATCCAAAACGCCCAGTATCTCCACTAAAATCACTTTCACATAGGAACGTAGATGAATTTCCTGAAAAAAGTGTTGAGTAGTTACTTGTAGTAGTTCCAGTTAATGCTCCTGATCCATTAGTACTCGTTCCTAAAGCTACACCTATTATCCATAACCCTCCTAAACCATCATTAGCACCATATTGAATCCTTAAAAAGTATTTTGTAGACCCAGTTTGTAGCGCATCTTGAGGTTCCCAAATTTCATACATATTAGGAGAAGCACTAAAATTAGGAACTGTGGAATTTCCTGATCCAGAACTTCCAGTTTCAGTTACTCCAGAACCATTAAGAACAGTGAATGTACCAGATCCTAACGCTGTTATCCCAAAAGATCCATTATTACCAGAATGAGTCATACCAGTAATAAGTAACCACATATTTAAAGTTAAAGCTGGCCCAGAAGTAATAGTATAAGTATATGTTATATTGACTCCTGATAAAGTTGCGGCTGTTATAGAAACAGATGTTGTAGTCCAAACAGCTTGTCCAGTGTCACTTGTCTTAATCCAACCAGCTGCTGTAAATTGAGCTGATATAACTGATCCTAAAGCTACAAAATTAGCCCAAGTTGAAGTATCAACAACTGTATATTCTTGATTTGTTGTTCCCATTAATTTATCTGATTTTCAGTTACTGAGTAATTTCCAACTAAAACTAACTCAATTCCTGAAACTGTTGAATCCGCAGCAAGAATATCAATTCTTCCAAGATCATCTTGATAGAGAGTATTTATAGCAAACATTACATTATTTGTTGTAACAGCTCCAATTGGAAGTATTGGATTAAATCCTGGTTTAAAGAGACTCTTATAAGCAGTCGTTCCTTTTTGTTGACTAACTTTAATATCAACTGATAATTGACTTGTACTAGGAGCAATTTTAGCAGTAATATAACAACTAGTAATATTTATATTATCGTAAATCCAATAACCAGTTGAGTCTATTGGAAGGACTACATGATATCTGTGTGAGAGAACATCATTAGCTACAGTTTGAGTTCCTGGAAGAATAATTCTCCCCTTATAACTTGTACTTGGAGGAGGAGGAAATACTGAATTAATTAATTGTTGATTAGCATTCCCAAGATTCTTAATTGCTTGATGAAGTTGAGGGTTAGTAGTCTGAAGTCCAGTGATATTAGTATCAGGTGTAGACAGGTTTACTAATCTTGCTTTAGAAATCATACAGATGGTCTCATATTAAATCTAGCAGCACAGAAAATATCTAGTCTCTGAAGAGTGAATCCACCATTTGAAGCAGAGGTACTTAATTGTAATGAGCATTTCTCATCCATGAAATTAAATTCACGAGTTATATCTCTTCCACTTACATAAGGAGTTGTGAATCCAGGGGGTGTAGAGTTAAAAGCATTATCTTGAGAATAAAGAGTTAGATTTAAATTATCCTCGAAAACACATCGCGCGCGCATGAATCTAAAAATATTCAGCGCTCCAGGATTAGGAGAAATATAAAAACTCTGCCAAATTGCATTAATAGCTGTTCCATTATCAGTTGTAGTTCCTGGGAGTAACTTGTAAATAGTTTCATTAGTTCCAATCCGTAATCTATAAGCTAATTCAGGAACAGAATCATTAAAAAATAACATTCCAATTGACTGAATTGTGTAAGGAAAAGTCCAAATTGACCACTTAATATTCTGAGAATCTAATCCATCATTATAATCAGCTACAAGTAAGTTAGCATAAGCAGGTTCATTAACTGGATTACCAACTATAGCAATGTAAATCATTTTGTAATAAGGATCAACTGCAATCATAGTCCCTGATAAATTAGTTAATTGAAATATAGATATCCACAAATCATTAATTTTCCATGTTAGAGGAGGCTGATTTATTACTCCAGTAAAGAGATAAATTCCACCATAATCAGAAACTAAAGCTACTTGATTCTGTGTTAATGATGGAGCAGCTACATTTATTGTTGCAAGACCAGAAGCAGAAGTACATCCTGCACCAGCATCAACGGTGATAATATTCCAAGTATCAGGATCTCCTCCATTATCAGTAACAGAGAATATTCCTGGATTCTTAAAGAAATAAAGTACATCTTGAAGTGTACAAGAATTTGTTACATCATTACCATCAAATTGATCAGGTAATTGAACAAATCCAGCAACATTATCAATTGATTCAGTTGAACCTGGATTAGTCACTCTAACTAAATTGAACTCTCCTCCCCAATAGAGAATTCTTCCATGATAGAAAGTCATTCCTCCTATAAGAGAGTAATTTCCTCCAGGGATTGAAGGTAAGAGATCAAATAAAGCATCTGCACTTACTGCTAAATCAGTATCAAAGAATGAAATTATTATACTTGTTGTTGTATTATCATTTATCACTCCATCCCAAGCAACAAAAGCGGAGCCATTACTAATTTGACCACCACCATAAAAGAAGAGACTTTGATCGGCTTGAGTAAGAAGAATTTGGCGCGCCACTGTTCCTGATGGGCCAGTAGGGATAGAATTAATTTGAATACTTTTATTACCTGTTGAAGTAACAGTTACCGCTGCAAAAGTTGGATTCTCCGGTAATGGAGGCGTTGGACTTCCTAATGGTCCTGGTTGAGTTGTATAACCAGTGTTTGTAATGAAACTTACTGCAATTTGATGAACTCCAATATCACAGTTTCCAGCAGTTGCATTTTCAACAGCTGACATTCCAGTTCCAGGTCCAACTCCTGCAGCAACTCGGATTGGAACAGGATCAGAGCCTCCAAAAGCCCCTTTCCAAATATAAACTGGATCTAATGTTGCTGGAGTTGAAAGAATTGGAGAAATTAAACAAAAGCCAAAAGCATTTATTGCTGCAAAATCAACCATATTAGTAACATTAAGTAATACTCCACCAGTATCAGAACGATAAATATTTCCTGCTCCATCACAAGTAAGAACTATAGAATCAGTATCTGCATGGTCAAAACTAGCAACGAACATGCGATTATTATCATGACTTGTTACTAAAGAACTTACTGTGCCATCACGAGTAAGAACTTCACCATTACGATTAAACTTTTTGTTCTGACAAACTGGAGAATGATCAGGAGGACAGTCGTCTGCTAGCCCACGGAGATAAAGTCCATTGAACTTAGTAATCGAGACTTTTTGATATTCTTCAAGGCTCAAAGATTTTTACTTTCTACTTTTATAATAATTAATTGTTTGTACTCTTTGTTCTTCAGTTAAAGGTCTTTCTAAAAGAAGATATTCTTTATCTCCAAAAACTACTTTCCACCCATTACAAGACAATGAATTTAATTCATCAAGACTGCCTAAGTCAGATGAGATTCTTATATATTCATATCCCTGAATCATAACTCTCCTAAAAGTCCCTTAAAACTTTATTTCTTCCATAACCTCTATGATAAGGTCTTCTTTTCGCTGGAAGATCCTGAAGTTCTTTGATATTCATATCAAGTATTCTTCCAAGATTCGTATTAGCAGTTGCAGTTAAATCTTGCCACATTTGTCTATTTCCAACTGACTGATAGGCTAAAGCAGCAATTCTATTTGCAATGTATAA